GATGCCACCGTGAACGACAGTGTACGGCTGGTGGAGCTGCCGCTTGTGATTGCCGCCGCCTGAAACGCAATTGCGGCAGGCATCGCTATGGCATCACTAGCCGGAACGATTGCAGCCGCACCGGGCCGCCGCGATATATTTTCGTTGTGTTGAGCGTGACAACGGCGTCGCTGTCCTCGTCGCCGACATCACAGGAAAAGATTTCGCTCCCATCCGCTGCGACAATACGTGCGGATGTAGCGGTTCCATTTGCGAGTGCGGCGTCTTCCTCTTCGATCTCTCTTAACTCCAGCTCGCCGTCGATGGCGGGTTCTGCCACCGGATCGGCAAGTTTCAGCACAGCAAGCACGCGATCGACCGAGCGCAGCTCGATGCTGCCGCCATCCATCAACGACGACAGCGCGTCGAGCATGGCATTGCTGGCGGTCTCAGATAGGTTGATCATCGTAGACCGGGACGAAGTTGCCGTCGGCATCGCGCTCGATGCGGGTCACCTTTGGCGACGGCCGCGGCGCCTCGCTGCGTTGCTCGACCGCCGGTGATTCGTGCAGCATCCGCACAGCGATCGCGATCTGCTCGGCCAGCTCGGGTGGCACCGCGGTTGCCTCGGCCACGCATTCGCGCACGAACGGCACCATGCCTTTCGCCAGCTCGGTGATGTCGGTGTCATCCATCATGCGGCCTCGCGATGTACGATCTGCAATGCTCTGGTGAATTGCGCCGCGATGTCCTTGGCGGCAGGCTTCGGTGCCGGCTCGGGCGGCTTGTCCTCTGCGGCCGGCTGTTGCTGCTGCTGCGGCGCCGGTGGCGTTGCCGGCTTGAACGGATCGTCCTGCGCGTCGCGCTTGGCCAGCGCCTCAAGGCTATAGTTCTGCTGCTGGAGATAGGGATTGGCGCCACCGGGGACCGGCTTGAGATCGAACTTAGCGCGGCCCTCGTTCGGCGACATGACGCCGGCGCCGACCGCATCGCGAATGGTAGTCACCAAGGTAATGCTATCCATGCGTAGCAGGTTCTCGGTGTCGAACTCGGTGCCGATGCCGGCACCCCAGCCGATGCCGAGCGCCTGGTCGACGGCCTCCTCGATTTCCTCGATGTGACTTTGCAGCGCCTGCGAATAATACTCGACGTTCAGCGCCTGCACGTTGTTGTAAGTTGGTAGCACGCCGACGCCGACCTTATAGGGCGGCACGTGGTAGACGCTGCAGACGACCTCGGCCGACCATTTCAGATTCTCGATCATCTGAACTTCGGTATTGGTCATCGTCATTTTTTCGTACTTGACGCCGCCGGTCATGACCGCGACGCGACCGAGGTTCGATCGCGAGAACCGCAGCTCCCATTGCTCCTTGAACCGCTGTTCCTCTTCCTGGTTGACTTCGCCGGGCAATGTAAGAATTCCGCCAGGAACCGAAGCATTCTCAAACAGCAGCGCGGATGCCTTCTGCCCGTTGATCGCAACCATCGAAGCGAGCCCGCTGGCAAACACCGGCGGTGTGCCTACCAGAGGATGAAACAGGCAATTGAAACGATCGTGAATGATCTCGCGCGCCGGCACGACGATGTCATCGATACCCGCGAGGTTGTCGCTCGAGAGGCGATAGAACACCGCGCCGTCGTCGGACACCAGCGGCTGCACCCGCGTCGGGTCGAGCACATGCAGGCCGGTCACGACATTGCGATCGTCGCGAACTTTCAGCACATAGGTGTTGCCGCGCGATAGCTTCGACAGAACCCAGCATTCCCAGAATTGATTCCGGGTCTGATAATCGTTCGGCCGCCGCAGCACCGGGCTGAATGCCGGGCTGGTGGTCTCCGACCAGATGTCGTTCTTGTCCTTCTCGACCAGCTTGACGCGCAGCTTGGCGATGTCGCGCGCGATTAAAGTTTTGCATGCAAAATCGGCGTGAAACGACGAGGCGGTGTCGACGTTGATCTCCATGTTGCGCTGCCAGGCGCCGGTGAACGGCTCGCGGATCAGCGGATACCAGCCACCGCGATCCATCGGCAGCGAGTTGAGTGCCTTTTGCTTCTCGCCGGTAAAGGGGATCGGCAGGCCGAAGATTCGCATCAGCGTTTTGCCTGCGCGATCTCATGCTGCAGCCGCGCCACGCCCCAGCGCCCGTCGATATCAATACCGAGCTGCGTCGCTTCCAGCCGCAGCCGATCGATGGCCATATCGCTCGTCATGGCTCCGACCCCATGCGCGGGGCCGGCAATGCTATCGTCGGATTCGGAAACGAGTTGTTGCTCGACCTTTGCGGCGCGCGCCGGCTTGTTGTCGGCAAACCGCGCCTTCTTGCCCGCGACCAGCGCGATCGCGTGCCTGGCCGGCACCTCGTATTCGTCGCCGGCGACCATGTGCCGGGTGCCGTACTTGTGCGGCTTGGTGGTTATCAGTTTGCGCGTTTTCATCGGGGAGTGCTCCGAGTAGTGGGAGCGAGCGGAGGAGGCCACCCGCTCCCTTGGCGCGACGGGTCCGTTAGGCGGTATGGACCGGGCCGCCCCAGTCGGCGCTGGTGAGATACGCAACCGACGTTGATCTTCCGCGCATCCAGTTCAGCACCCGCTCGGCTCGCACGGCGACCGAGTTTGTTTGGAACATCGAGACTAACGACGCGCCGGTTGGTGTGCTCGAGTTATGTGCGGGAGCATCCGACATTTCCAGGGATGCTTCCCCACTGGTATCGACCTGGAAGCCGCCATCATCACCGAGGAAGATGTCGGAGGCATTGACCAGCACGACGATCGCCGAAGGAACATAATCACTTGCGATCACCGGAATGCCGTAGACTGTTCCGCCGGTCGCGCTCATGGTTGGAAATTCCTGTTGACCAAGCGGATTGACCGCCATTGCCAATGCTTGAGCAGTGGCTGATGTCATGATGAACACACCGCTTGTGACCGGATTATTCGCAGCATTGAACTTGGCGAGCAGCGAACGAATATCCAGCCGGATATCGTCGGCATCGTCGCCGGACGAAACAATCGCCGAGGCACCGTTAGTGATCGAGGCGGGCGATACTCCCGCTGACGCCGTCTTCGACGGGTTGATGAAGTCGGTGTCGATTCGTGCGCTCAATGCCGCCACCAGTTGATCGCGAACGAGCGCATCCGAGCTTGGACTGCTGTACCTTATGTTTTCCATGCTCAGCACGCAGATGGACGCGACCTTAAGGGGCGTCAGCGTCGTTCGTGTAAAGGAGAACGAGGTGAGTGGTTTTGCGGCCGCCTCCGCAACCCAATAGCCAGCACCGGCGCCGGTTTGCGTGACGATCGGAACGTGAAACGGGATGGAACGTAGTGCCGGCACCCCACCAGTGCCGAAGCGTCCCAGGATTGTTCTCGGTCGCAGATATTCCAAAAACGCCGCGACCGCCGCGCCTCCTGTTTCAGCGCCGACGAGATTGGCCGCCCAGTTGGCCGTGACGGTCGTGCCGGCGGGAACGGCAGTTTTATAGAATGCCGTGACTTCGCTGTCGCTGCCGTACATCATGGCTGCAACATCTGCCGCGCGCTCGCTTGTCAGCCGCGACATGATTTTGACTTTCAGTTGCCGCGCCAGTTCGATGCCAGGCTCGAGCCTTGGCTGTGCCTTGACGATGATCGATCCGCCGCGCGACGCCGCGCCGTCATCGGCCCGTTCGACTTTCACCGCCTTGGCCGACCGCGCGAGATTCTGCTCGAGTTGGCGCAGACGAACGAGCTGCTTGTCGATAGACTCTATCGTCGCCTGGTGATTATCGAACTCCTCGCTTTCCGAGTCGTCCATGGTGCGCTCGTCGTCGAGGCCCTTCTGGGCAACATTCTCTTGCGCCGCAAACGTCGCGGCCCGCTTATTTTCAAGAGCAGTGATTTGTTCGGCATAGGTTTTCATGTCGGTCCCCTCCTGGGGCTTCGGTTGAGATGATCCCGAGGCGCCGGGCGGGTTGAGATGAACGACGCGACGCGGCTTTGCCTGGCCAGACGCGGCCCGCTGCGCAGTGTCGATCGACTTCACGGTGGCGATGGTGGCTTCCGAGTTAGCCGGGATGGTCACGGCTGACAGCTCGAACCAGTCCCACTTGATGAAGCGGATTCCTTTGGTCTCGGTAATGAACTCGTGCTCGATCGCCTTGAACCCGATCGACAGACCGGGGACAAGCCCGGCCTTGATCAGCGCCCAGGCACGATCGATCTCGGCCGTGACGCCCTTGGCAATCCTGGCGACGATCTCGATGCCTGACTTGCTGGCCTTGGCGTGAGTGACGTGGCCGATCGGCTGGCTCGAGTCGTGCTGCCACAGCAACGGCAGCGGTAACTTGAACTGCGCGCCCATCGGCTCGACCACGTCTTGCACCCGATCCGGTGTCGGCGTCGATGCCATGCCGGTGATGATGCGCGCGTCGTCGTCCACCGTTTTCACGGTGAAAAGCGAATAAGCCCGGTTCATGATTTACCTCTAGGAACTTTGCTGGCCGCTGCGGTGTTGTCCTGCCGCAGGCGGGGCAACACCGGAGGTGACGCGATGGGCGATCCGAACGATCCGAACGATCCGAACGATCCGAACAAGCCGAATCCGCAGAACCCGAATCCGGGGAAACCCAATCCCAATCAGCCGCCGCAACCACCGCGGTAGACCCCGCGGCGGCATGATCGTGAGAGGCTCATTGTCCCCCCATGAATGCCTCTCACGGCATCTCAGGCGAAAAACAACCTCACCTCGGGCCGCTTCTGCGCCATCGGGTTAGTCGCCATCAACGCACTCGCATTGAACAGCGCCATCAGCGGATCGATCTTTCCGTAACCGGAATCATCTCTGGCAATCCGCATTCCGGTCGGCGTCGGCACGATGCGCGCATTGCCGGCACACCACGTCATCAGCGCCTGGCCGCCATGCTTGAACGAGCCGTCCACCAGCTTGCGCTCGACGGTCTTGATCGCGCCCATCAGCGAGATGCCTTGCCTAACGCCGGCGAGGAGGTTGTTCTCTTGCGTGACGCCGATTTTCGCGAGGGCATCGACGATGCCGCCGATCCCGATCGCGTCCACGCCGACACCGGCAAGTTTTTTCGTGCC